CTCTGAGCTAACTCCTTTGGTGTCTTCGAAAAAGCATACCAATGCTTATTCACTACAACATCATCCGACAATGCATATGTATATGTCGAGTACTCCATTTTCAGATCACCTGGCAATGTTGATATATTACGCGGTGCTGTAAACTTGCCATAGCATTCCCTCTTCATAAAAGAGGAAATAAATACCTTGCATGTGAACCCAATCCAATTCGCAACACGGTCGAGAATATGTCTCTGAGTAGGCCTATTTTGTCTCTCATAAATAAAATCATAACTACAAGGTTGGCCAGTGTGTCTCTGATCACCTATAAACTCATTAACAAACTCTTCCATATAACGATGATAATGATTTGGAACTTGGGTAACATTCTTTACTTTAGTGATACGTCTATCAACACAAGATATATCACTCGCAAGGCAACCCGTTGGAACGCAGCCTATTTTAATAGGATAAAAATCAGGTCTAATTATCCTCATACTCTCTTTAACTTCATCAAGAACGAGATCCGGCACATAAGGTGTATAGTGCGGATCACACATTGGAGTGGTAGTTACTTGATAAACTGGTGGTCCAAAGAGTTCAGGAACATTCATGACAGCATCAGCAACAAGCGTCACGATTTCCAGAGGCTGCGTTAGCTCAGACCACTTAGGATATTTTCCTTTTTGCATGATGGTTGCAATAGCGGCCTGGCATGTGGCAAGAGGAGTATCTTTCTTAGCTGTAGTGATTCTGTGGTGTAAAGTAGTCGCCAAGGGCAACGGTAGAGTCGCAGCATAGGTCAAACCAGGTTTACTGATAGACATAAACTCGACAACATTACCTCCGTCCTCAGCTAAATATCGTGATGTCACATACCCATTATGATAAAATTTTGACCGCATCAATGTTTTCCCTGTGACAAACCATCCCAGTGGACCATAAATGGTACGCCGAGGCGTCAAACAGACAATACGATGATACTTGTCATTAGGTAAGACAATCACTTCCACAGAATAAACAATGGCACCCCACCAATATTTAATTACAAACATATCAGCAGAGTAATCCCACAATTGGTGTCGATATTGTGAGCCCCCTTGCACGGTCATAATTAGGTGGTCTGTGTTATCAACTGTAAAGACAGCATCAGATGTTGAACCACACACATCTGTTGGAACAAATGTGTATAAAAGAACAGGCAAGCCATGTTTTAAAATGCTAGCCATATTCACATAATAATCAACATCAACCATCTTAATCACATGTTTATTAGTGACATGCTGATAACGTGAAACCTGTGCAAGAGATTTAAGTGAATGGTACAATCTCCAACCATCAACGTTACCCCGATCATCCGCATCTGACGGAGAGATACTATACGGTTTATACCCAGACATTGAAATGAACTGGGTTATTCCCATATCAGCAGCTGATCTATTTGCTGCGGCAACAGCGTGTGAATGGGCGGTGTGGAACTTGCGCATAACAGGTAACTGAAATTCCCTGAATTTCTTGCGCAAACTATCTTGATGAATGACGCTAAATAAATCTACTAGCATCGTATATGGTATAGAGACATAATCTTCACAGATCATGTCAAAGAAACCTTGATTATACAGGTGTCTCAAACCATAGATAGTAACACCAACACCAG